TGACGCGAGTAAGAATTTTTATAAGATTCTATTCCGTCCTGGATACTCTATTCAAGGTAGGGAATTAACCCAAGTTCAATCCATCCTCCAAAACCAAATTGAGAGTTTTGGTAGATATGCTTTTAAGCAGGGTGAACAGGTAATTCCTGGTGAGGTAGGTCTAAACACAAAACTAGACTACGTTAAGTTGTCTTCTGTTTCTGAGGTTGCTATCTCAGAAGGAAATGAGATTGTCTATAAGAAATATGACATTTCACAACTAGTTGGGCAACAACTCCTAGGTCTAACTTCTGGTGTTATTGGCACTGTTCTGTCAACAAAACTGGCAACAGAGAGCACAGCAGATACACTGTTTGTTAGTTACATTAACAGTGGTAATTCTAACACTGAACCAACTTTCCGTCAAGGTGAAACTCTAGAGGTAATTGATGGTGTCAATACACCACTTCTAGTTGTTGGAACTGATGGTAGTGTTCTTCCTACTAGTATCCAAGTCACTAACCCAGATACTGGAGAAGTAACTTCTCTAGAAAGTCCTGCAATGGGATTTGGTTCTGCCGTCAAGGTAGAAGAAGGTATCTATTTTGTCAATGGTTATTTTGTTCGCAACGATGAGCAACTGCTTGTCATTGAAGAGTATTATGACAAACCATCTGCAAAAGTAGGATTTACAATCAAAGAAGATATTGTAACACCCGAAGCAGATGATAGTCTATACGATAATGCAATTGGTTCTTCTAACTATACTGCACCTGGAGCACACAGACTGAGAATTGGTCTGGAGATTAAAGAGTTTGCTCTAGATGCAATCACCGATAAGAATTTTATTCAACTTCTCACTGTTAAGAGAGGTGTTGTACAGAGAAAAGTTACTCCAACAGATTTTAGTGTTCTAGAGCAAACTCTAGCACGTAGAACATTTGATGAAAGTGGAGATTACGTTGTCGATAACTTTGACATCGACATGCGTGAATGGGCACAGAAAGATGGCAACAGAGGCATCTATAGTGCTGATGAGTTTGGTCTTTACAATGGATACGATGCTGGTGTAGCTTCCAGAAAGATGGTTGCTAGCATTGGTCCTGGTAAAGCATATATCAAAGGATATGAGATTGTCAACAAAGAGACTAAGTATCTTGAGATTAACAAAGCAAGAGAAAGCACCTCTTCTGATAATGTAACGCTGAAGTCTAGAGGTCTGCCTACGCTATCTGTTACCAATGTATATGGTAGCGTTCCCCTCAACAAAGAAGGTTCTGATCTAACAGCATATCCAGACATCTTCCTATATGGATCATTCTCGGATGGATCTATTGGAACTAATGGAACAGAAGGATCTACAGATCACAGACAGACCATTGCAAGGCGTGGTCTGACATTCACGGCAAATGATGCTATCAAGACAGTTACGCTCAGAATTAATGGAACGAATGGTCAACCAACTCTAGGTGCCATCACTGATGCTAATTTTGAATCAACATATGCTAATGTTTACTATGTAAAAGCAAGAAGTGCAGAAGGAACTGCAACTGATATTGGAGTTGCAAAAACTCTTTCTTTTGCTACCATCAACAGACCAGAACTCGACACAAACGAAAGTGCTCAATTCCTCGAATTGACTTTGTTTGGAAACAAGAAAGATCTAGAAGAACTGCTGATTGAGTATAACGATGGTGATGCAGAGAAACTAACAAAACTATATCTCTCAGAAGCAGACGCAGAATCTGCTAATGCAGATACCGTATACTGGGGAGAGATCAGAGACTACAGTGATTGTATTACACCTGTAATTGGTAAGGTAAAACCAAACAACTTCTTCCTACAAAAGCGTGGTGAAGGTTTCAACTCTGATAGCGATATTGTTCTATCTAGAGGTCGTCTTGCAGGTGGTACTGCTAGCTATAACAGTATCTTTGGATTGTCTTATTTTGATCCACAGTTCTTTACCAGAATTCTTCTAGAGACTGTTCCTAGTGGGTTTGATGAAGGTAAATATGTATTCGGTCTAGAGAGCGGTGCATATGGTGTCGTAGAAGGTCCTGCTTCTGGTGTTTACTCTACAGGAAGACTACTGTTCGTCAAAACACTTACAGGAAACTTTAAGTCTGGTGAAACAGTTAGAGATGAGGATGGCAATACAGTAAGAATCGCCAAAGACAATACACTATCGCACTTCGTTGTTACAAAAAGAGGAAGTGGATATACTGCTACTGATGCAAAAGTTCAACTCAATGGTGTAACTTACGATAGTTCTAAGTTTACAGTATCTGTTTTTGGTGGCAAGGTCACTCAGATTGAAATTGCAAACCAAGCATTCTCACGCAACCTTGAGTTTGTTCAACCACCAGTAGTTACTGCTATTGGAACTGCTGACAGCGGTGGAGTTGCTATCGTTCGTCCTGTTCTAGTTAGAAATTCTGTAACTACATTTACTCCACAAAATATTAAGTCTGTTGGTGGAACTTATGGATCTGGTGGAACTAATAGTTTTAGTGCTGATCTAGTAGTTGATGATCAGACTTACTCTTCTATTACATCTGTAACCGACTTTACCTTCTTTGGTAAGAAGGGAACAATGTACATTGAATCTACCAGTTTCAGTGCTGATGCTTCTGCTCTGGTTCAACAGGGAGATCTCGTTCAGTTCTCTGATGATGATAACAATCTAGTTCGTGCTATTGTACAATATGCAACTCAAGCAGGTGGTGCTGCTAAGACTAGAATTTATCTAGATACTGCACTTCCTGGAGATGTATCTAACACAAGTATTGTACGTCTACGTCCAAAAGCATCCAACACAACTTCTGGAACACTACTATTCCCAACTGGCAGTAAGCAAGTAGAACAAATTTCTGTTGGTGGTGATGATACTAAGATTAAGTATTACTTCCGCAGAGATTTTGTAACAACTGCTGCATCTGGTGATGGCATTATTACTTTTGCTGCTCAGTTGCCATTTGGAACTCAACGTTTTACAGCATTCACTGAAGAGAACTATATTGTCACAGTTCTTGACCCAGGTGATGCACCTGATATTGTAAAAGGAGATATCATCTATATCCCTGCAGATTCTGTAGAGATTTCTTCTGCTACTGATACAGCAAGTGGTTTGACTTCTGGTAGTATCAATTTGAATATTCCAAGTGGATACTTCGGAACTATTCCTAGCAATGGAACATTCCCTAAACTTAAGTTGACTGCAACATTGGAAGTATCCAATGCAAAACCAAGACTTAAGACTGCTGTAAGAAACAAGAGAATTGTTGTTACTGCATCTGGTGACCGTGTTATTCCTCTAAGAGGTAATGACTATGACAGTGAAGTCATCGATCTCGTATCTTACTCTGATGTATTCAAACTAAGATATGTCTACGAAGGTACACCATCTCAACCACCCGAAGTTGATACTGCAGGTAACCTAGTATCTGGTACAGACGTTACCTCACGCTACACATTTGATGATGGTCAAAGAGACACAGTATATGATGTCTCTAGACTAGTTCTCAAACCAGGATTTGAGGCAGCAGGTGGACAACTAGTTATTGCGTTTGACTATTTTGTACACTCCCAAGGTGACTTTGTTACTATTGATAGTTACCTACATGAAGCTGGTGTTCCTGAGGATGAAATTCCTTCATTCAACTCACCTGTCCTAGGAAATCTAGAACTCAAGAATGTAATTGACTTCCGTCCAAAAGTTGATGCTAATGCTATCATCCCTGGTTATCTCGACAAATCTATCCTAGAAGTCACAGAAGGATCTTTTGCTGGTGCTGGTGCAGTCATTGCTAGCAGCCCTGCTCCTGATAAAAATCTAGAGTATACATTCTCATTCAGTCAGGTTCAATACCTAGATCGCATTGATGGTGTATTCCTCGATAAGAAAGGTGAGTTCCTTGTCAAGGAAGGTAACTCTTCTCTCAACCCAACCAAACCAGATCCAATTGAGGATGCTGTTCCTCTATTCTATGCATATATCCCTGCATACACTAAGACTAGCAAGGATGTAAGAATTACTCCTGTAGATAACCGTCGTTACACAATGCGTGACATCGGTAAGTTGGAGAAGCGCATCGAACGTCTTGAGTATTATACCACACTCAGTATTCTAGAGCAACAAGCTCTGAATATGCAAGTCAAGGACAATGTAGGTCTAGACAGATTTAAGTCTGGTTTCTTTGTTGATAACTTTGAAACTCATAGAGGAAATCTAACCTCGCTGGATCATCGTTGTGCTATCGATCCTCAGCAGTCTGTATTGCGTCCTCAATCCAAAGAAGACAACATCAGACTAGAAGAAGTAAATGTTCGTGAAGATCAAAGATCTGTTTCTGGATATAAGAAAACTGGTGATGTTGTAACTCTTCCATACAGCGATCTATCTCTACTTGGTAATAGTTTTGCTTCTACCACGGTCAATCCAAATCCATTTGTTGTTCTACAGTATGTTGGTGATGGTGAGTTGTCTCCATCAATTGATCAGTGGTATGACCAGAATGAAGAACCACTAGTTGTAGATACAAATACAACACTCTTCAATATCTTCCTAGCAAAAGAAAATGTCAAAGAAGCATTTGCTAGCATCCACAATTCGTTTGTTGTAAACTGGGTTGGTGCATCACCAGCGTTTACTTCTATCAATTCTCTTGGAGAAGTCAACACCCAGCAATCTAGTGCCACTGTTGAAATGGCATCTGTATCTAGTTCTTCTAACATCAGTCCACAAAACAATGATGTTGGCAAGGGCGTACAAACAAAAACTGTTAATGGCAGCGTCGTTTCCAACGCACTATCGTTCTTCGCTAGATCTACGGCAGTTAAGTATGTCATCAGAAGAATGAAACCAAATACGAGAATGTATGTCTTCCTAGAAGGAAGAGACATTGCTCGCTGGGTAAATCCAGATTTGAGATTTACTGGTCTCGCTGGCAACTCCTTGTCTGCATTCAATGGAACAGTTACCACAGATGAATATGGTAATGCATCAGGTTTGATCGTTCTTCCTGCAGGCAAACCACCACTAGAAGGTGCAACCTGGACTGGAGATGTTGATACTGTTAACTATGACAATTCTGGTGAGGAAGTTTCTATTACTTCTGGTACTCTAACATTCAGATTTACGTCTAGTGCTACAAATGCACCAAAAGATCAAGTAGATAGTTACACTGAAGTCAAGTATTATGCAACTGGCATTCTACCTGAGAACCCAAGCAGCATTGTATCGACGAAACCATCTTACTTCAAATCGAATGAAGGTGTTCAGTTGATCGAAAGTAATACTGACAACCCAGTAAGACCCAACCCACTAGCACAGACCTTTAAGGTTGAAAATCTAGATGGTGGATGTTTTGTCACTGGTGTAGATCTCTTCTTTAGCAAGAAGAGTACAAACGTACCAGTTAAGACTTATATTACTAATGTAGATGCAGAGAAACCAGGCAAGAACATTGTTCCTGGTTCCGAAAAGGTTCTGCCACCAAATACATTCTTGAAGTGCTATGCTAACGGTGATGTTGCTGTATATAAAGGAGATGTTGTAACAGGTAATTCTTCTGCAGCATCTGGTCCTATTCTACAAGTCTTCGATAAGAACAATGTAGAACTAGTTGCAACCGCATCTGGTAAGTATAGTCTAACCAACGAACAGGTTTACACTGTAGTCCTCAGTAACCACAATGGCAAATCTTTTGTACAGAATGAGGATCTAAGCATCCCTTCAGTTACAGAATCTAACAACCTAAATGGTACACAACTCAAACTCACCATTGCAAAAGATAGTGGAAAGGTTTCTGCTCTAAGAGTTACTAATCCTGGTCTAAACTATGATAGTGCAATTCTAACAATCGAAAGTCCTCAACTTCCTGGTGGTTCTACTGCTACTGCAAGAATTGATGTTTCTGGTGGTAAAGTTTACAACGCAGAAGTTTCTCTAAATGGTTTCGGATATACTGAAGCACCTTCGGTTGTTGTCAAGGGTGTTGGTAATGGCGCAGGTGGATGCACAATTCAAACGTTCATCGAAATCGACACACCTGCAGTTAGAATGGGTGTTGCAACTGATCAAGAGGGAACAACAGCATCTACTACACCAACCAACTTCAAGTTCGACTATCCTGTATATCTACAGAATGATAGCGAGTATGCCCTAGTAGTAGAAACAGATTCTACCGATTATCAAATGTGGACATCTCAACTTGGAGAGACTGATGTTTCTACAAGCACTGTTATTACCTCTCAACCATCTCTAGGATCTGTTTATAAGTCTCAGAATACCGAAAGTTGGACTGAGGATATTTTTGAAGATCTCAAGTTCACTCTATATCGTGCAGAGTTTGATATCACCAGATCTGCAACACTAGAACTCAAGAACGAAAATCTAGGTTACGAACTTCTACAAGGAAATCCAATTGAAACTAGTGCTAGTGCTAATACTAACGCTACTTCTCTACTCTTTAAGAACAATAACAGAGTTCTAAAAGTTTCGCATAGAGATCATGGATTTGAAGATAGTGGTAAGTCTTATGTCTTCTTCAGGTCTGCTCTAGAAACAGGTGGTATTGCGTCAGATACTTTGAATAGTGAACTATTCGCTGTTACAAATGTTGGTGTTGATAGTTACAATATTACTTCTGCAACTAGAGCTTCTAGTAGTTCTGTTGGTGGTGGAACGCAAGCATATGCAACCCACAACAGAAAGTTTGAGGTTCTATACCCACAAGTTAATTACCTATCATTTACAGGAACAGCACTAGAAAATTCAGTAAGAACAACTAACGTTATTCCTGTAGATTCTAGCACAACAAACTATGTTTCTTATTCTCAATCTGATTATGAGAAGACATTCTTGAATGAACCACACTTCTTCACTAATCAGAAGATGATTGCTTCTCAGATTAACGAAACTCTCAATAGTCTGTCAAGTTCTTTGACTTATAAGATGGTTCTTTCTTCCACGAAATCTCATCTATCCCCTCTAGTTGATCTCTCCAGTGCATCTGTTAAGACATCTTCTAGCAGAGTAGAAAATGGTTCTGGTCAAGAAGGTAGATATGGCAGAAGAGATCAAGTCATCAAGTTCTTCCCTGTATATCAATTCCAACTTGCAGGTAATGGTGGAACCGACATTCAAGAAAATCAAATTATCAAAGGTGCTACAACTAAAGCAACTGGTGTCATTGCAAGAGTAAATGGTTCTGTCGTTTACGTTAGAGTAAAAACTGCTCAGTTCTTCCAGAAGGGAGAGACTGTGGAACTAGGAAACCAACTAACCTTGACTTCAGTTACTGTAGATTCTAATCCAACTGAATTGTTCTTTGACATTGCTGATGGTGCTACTATCGTAGCACGTAATCCAAATGTAATCACACAGACTTATGACAATATTATCACAGGCAAAGCAGTCTTGTGGAATAATAAGTCTCAAGAGTTGACATTGAGAACAGATGTTCAACCAATTAATGATGACTTTAATTCTAGAATTGTCGATAATGCTGCATTCACTAGAAATGCTACTACGAATGAACAGTCTGCAGATATTTTCCGTGTAGGAGATATCATTAAATACCCAACACAAACCGACGACGAAAATAACTATCTAGAAATTGGAACGGTTACATACACTAATGGTATTGACTTTGTTGCAGAAGATACTTCTAAGAACAGTTCTTCAATTGCTAAGTATGTTACTAAAGAAATTGGAATTAGCAACCCAGGCACAACTATTGATGTGAGACTAACTGCTAATGTCAAAGACATCTCTAACGTAAGAGTTCTTTACAAGTTCAAGAAGTCTTCTAGTCAAGAAAACTTTGAAGATATTGAGTGGGAATACTTCAATGGTGACGGATCACCAAGTGTCTTTGAAATTGCTAGCAGCGAGAATAGCATTTCCAGTGCTGTCGAGAAGCAATCTTCCTATCAAGAATTGCAGTACAGTGTAGATTCTCTACCTGAATTCTCCTCGTTTGCTGTCAAGATTGTCATGAATACAGTAGATCCTGCATTCGCTCCTAAGATCCAAGACATTCGCGCTGTTGCTTCTTTCTAATTTCCGCGTATGGGTTATATCAAAGTTGAAGGGCACGACGGTCTCGTAAGGGACCAAAACACAGGTGCCATCATCAATCGCGACGATTCTGCTATAGCTGCTAGGCGTAAATCCAAGCAGCTAAGTTCCGCGTTAGATGACATAAATATGTTGAAGAATGAACTCTCTGAGATTAAATCCCTACTGCGAGAAGTAATCAAAAATGCCAGCAATTAATGTAGCACGTACTGACACCTTTGAACAACAAAGGGTCAAAATTAACGAGATAGGAACTCAACTTTTTAGTATCTCTGCTGGTGGATCAGACCTCTCAGCAGGAAATATTAAACTAGGTGACGGTACTAGATCTGCACCATCTCTTGCTTTTGTAAGCGACAATCAACTTGGTCTATACAAAGCAGACAATAATACACTAGGATTTGTTTCTAACACAAAGAAACTAATCGACTTCAATGATATCAATACGAAGACATACAAAGATTTTGTCTTCCAAAAGAAAGTTCTCCTTACTGATGGAATTACTATTACCAGTCCTGGTAGTGGATACGATGAAGGTACATACGAACTAACACCTCTGGTTGGTGGTACTGGTGACGGTGCGGTTGCAACACTAATTGTTGAAGGATTTACTGGAAATATCCTAAACAATGGTACAAACTACAACCCAGGTCAATTTACAGGTATTGACTTGATTGGTGGCAATGGTACTGGTGCAACTTGCGAATTTGTCGTCGAAGAACTAGAAGGTGGTATTACCAATACTGGTTCTGGTTATCCACCTGGAGCATATCTAAACGTACCAACAACCAGTTCTGGATCTGGCACAGGAGCAACTCTTGACCTAACTGTAACTGGTACTACAGATCTAACCCTGAGCATTAACAATGCTGGTACTGGAGGAAATCAAGGTTCTTATCCTTCTGTAAGTATCTACAACGTTCCACGTCAGACTTATGTTGTTACAGTAATTGGAGATGGTGGTGGAACTCCATATGAATATGTAATTGATGGTGTTACTAGACCCACACTATCATTTGAAAGAGGAAATACTTACAGATTTGATGTATCAGATCCTAGTGTTATCGGTCACCCCTTGTTCTTCCATGGTGCAGGTGATCCACTAAACCAACTTCCTGATCAATTCACCCAAGTAGTATTTGGATCTGAAGGTACTGCTGGTGCATTCTATGATCTGGTTGTTCATACAGATGCACCTAACGCTGTTGGTTATGGTTGTGCATCCCATGCAAACATGGGACAAGTAAACAACACTGTTACTACTGGTGCAGAAACAACTTCTGGTAGAAATGCAACAGCAACTGTTGATGTTGATGTCAACGGAAGCGTAACAGATGTTGTCATTAGTGATCCTGGTACTGGATATAACGCTGGCGACCAAATTCAATTTATTGCTGCACAGATTGGTAGTACCACTGGAGTTCTAGTTGATATTACTGCAGTATCTTTTGTCAGTAGTGTCTCTGCCGCATTTGTTAACCAGCAAGGTCAAGATTACGTATCAGGTGAAGTTCTTTCTGCAAGCAACGTCAATATTGGTGGTGTTGGTTCTGGATTTGAATTTACTATTACATCTGATCCTGGTATCATTTCCGAATTTGATCTAACTACTTTTGGAAGTGGATATACTGTAGGTGATACTCTAGGTCTTCCACAGGGTGTTACTGGTCTTACAACTGTTCTTCCTGGTACTATCACTGGTATAAGCACAACTTTGACCGCTGGTGTATCTCAGATTACTGTTGCGGATACTAGTAATCTTGCCATTGGAATGAACATTTTCAACGGTCAAGGTGACGTTGGATTTGTTGCACAGGGTGCCGTAATTTCTAGTATTGACAGTGCTACAACTCTAACCATGTCTTTCCCTGCTGACACCTCTGGTGCAGCAAGTTTGACCTTTACATCACCTAATACACAACAGATTAATGTTACTTCTGTTGTTGGTATTGCTGTTGGTGATGGTGTTACACAAACAGCAGGTTCTGGTGTTCTTGCTCCTGGTACAACTGTACAAGCAATTGATGCAACAGTAACGCCAGCTATAATTACACTCAGCGCACCACCTACTTCTCCTGGTTCTGCAACTCTAAGTTTTGCTCCAACGTTTGGACTTGGATCTACTCCGTTTAGTTTCCAGATCACAGCACTAGGAACTGTTGGTGACGTAACAATCACTGACGGTGGTAATGGTTACTCTGTTGGTGATACTCTGACCGCTGTTGCAACCAACCTAATTCAACCAATTGACAGAGTTGTCAAGTGGTATCCAATTCAAACACTAACATTTACAACAAACGTAGCAGATGCTGCTATCTCTGTTGGAGATACTATCAAGCAAAGAGATGGTGGTGTTGGTAACGTTGGATTTACTTCTGGTACTAGCATTCTTGCTGAGGCAAACGCAACATATAATGGAGTTGCTGCATCTGGTAGCACTGGTACTGGTCTTACTCTAAACGTATTCAGAGGAGGAGATGGTGCTCCTTCTGCTGTTGTTGATAATGGTGGATATGGATATACAGATGGAGATACCGTTACTGTTGCTGGTAACCTAGTTGGCGGTGCTTCTCCTGCTGATGATGTAGTGTTTACCATTCAAGGTGTTACCACGTTTACTGATTTTTATGTTGCAGCAAAAGATGTATCTGGTGGCAATATCCAATCTCTTGTCGTTTATGATCTAACTTCTGGTGGTGATACCGATTTCACTGCTGGATCTACTGTTATTATTAATGGAGCTGCTTCTCCTTCTTATGTTATCAATACCGCATCTTCTGTTGGTACAGAATCTAAGATCTTCATTGATGGTGTAATTACACCAGATCTAAGTTTCTATGTTGGTAACACATACAAGTTTGATATCTCAGATGGATCTAATGGTGCTCACAATTTTGGACTATCTGAATTTGAAGGTGGAGACAAAGCACCATCTTCTTACACAGGATATGCAGTAACTCTATCAGAAACTGATCTAACTGTTACATTGAATAGTACAGTTGGACTACTTGCAGGAATGCTAGTAAGTTCCACTGGTGCTGGTAGTGTTCCTGTCGGAACTAAGATTGCTAGTGTTGATGGTCCATCACAGATCACACTAGACACACTCCCAGATGGTGCTGGCGCATCTATTCTGGCATTTACAGGTGCTGAGTATACAGAGGGTGTAACTAAAACAGTTACAGATATTACAATCAAGATTACTTCTGATACTCCAACTCTGTACTACTATGATATTGGAGATGGTGGTGAAGCAGAAGCAGGAAAACTATTTGGTGTTGCAAAAACCATCACCATGGATCCAAACAATCCAAGAACTTTTGGATCTGGTTTCGTTCTAACTGTTGATACTGTTGATAGCACAGACATTATTAAAGGTAGTATTATTTCTGGAGATTTTGCTGCAGAAACATTTACCGCTGCTGCTAGTGTTAATTCCCTAGATGCTAACATCACTGGAACACTAACTGCACCTGATATTGATGGCACTGCTCTGGATATCGCAACCATTACTGGTACAGATATTGTAACGACCGCTACATCATATACTTTCCATTCTCTCCTAAACATTGGAGAACCAAATCTCACGCCAACACTAACTGTTGACAACACCAATGGTGATCTAACTTCACAAGGAACATTGAAAGCAATCACTGCTGTCAATGTAAACGATCAACTGGAAATTGTCAATAACGAAGTTAGATCTCTTGCTAACCTTGACCTTGTTCTAAAACCAGTTGGTGGCAGAAAAGCAATGGTCAACACAACCACTGCATTTGGTATTCCTGCTGGTGTAACTGCTGATAGACCACCTCTTGCACAGTTGGTTGATGGTTTGATCAGATTTAATACTGAGACAAATCAATACGAAGGTTACTCATCCACATCCAGTGCGTGGTCTTCTCTTGGTGGTGTCAGAGATATTGATGGCAACACTTATATCTTGGCAGAAGAAACCACAGGTGCTAATGATAACAAACTGTGGTTCTACAACGATGCTGTTCTCAGTCTAAGAGTAACTAAAGACTGGTTGGAGTTCTTGAATGCAGATGCAATCAGATCTCTAAGCACAACTGCTCCCGCATACACTGATTGGGTTGCAAACGCTCCTGTAACTGCAGGTGATTATCTGAAATACAAATCTGATATCTACCTAGTTACAATTAGTGGTACTACTGCTACTTCTGGTAGCGAACCAAGTGATACTTCTGGTAACCCATTTGTCAATGGTTCTGCTACTCTGCAATGGCACGAAACAGCAGTAAAAGATCTACTATTCTCTGAAATTGCAGAACTCAAAGTTGGCAATACCACAGATAGTGTACCACTATCAATTAATGGTGATCTCAAACTACAAACAAATGTAATCTCCACACAAATCAGTGATCTTCTACTAAGACCAAATACTGGTAATAAGATCAAGTGTGATGCTGTTACATCTTTTGTAATTCCTGTTGGCAGTGAAAATGATAAGGGATCTGCAGAAACAGGTTCTATTCGTTATAACACAACCAACCAAAACTTTGAAGGTTTCAACGGTGCTCAATGGGGATCCCTAGGTGGTGTCAAAGACGTTGACCAAAACACTTATATTATTCCAGAAACATCTCCTGGTGCTAATGAAAACATTCTGTACTTCTATAATGATAACATCAAAACTGTAGAACTAACAACTACAGAATTGAGACTTACTGGTATCAATACCATCACAACACCATTTGATAATAGTCTCGAAGTTACCGCTGATACATTTACACTAGCACAGAACGAGACAACTATTGATAATACCAATGCAGACAGATCTATCCTGAGCACATCAAAACAATATTTTGATCTTGCTCTGTCAACAGGTTTGAATGTTGATCCAGTTCTTAGATTAGATGATCAAGGTGACGTTTACCTCAACACTGGTTTTGGCACTGGCGTATTTGACGGTGTGAAGATCTTTGATAAAGATCTATCTGCAATTGAAATTTCAAACTATAAGATCACCACAGCAGTAACTCCTCTCACCAAAGGAACAACAAATAGTGGTGCTGCAGTTCTTTATGATCCACTAGTTGACAGATCTTCTAGAGTAGAAGTAATCGTCCACAACACATCTTCTGGCGCGAAAGAATTTATTGAATTGTCCGTTCTTGATGACGGAGTTGATATTTACTTTACAGAGATTGGTACAGTTCAAACTGCTAACTCTCTCGTTGATTACACCCTTGACTTCAACGTTCAAGGAAATGTGAGATTTAATTTCACACTATCGTCTAATGTTACAAACGCACAGAATGTAAATATTACAGTAGTCTCCCGCGTAATTAAGAAGTAAAATGGCAAACTTAAAAACTTTTGAATCCCTAGGTGGATTGTCTGTCGATCAGACATCTGTTGTTGATTTCGAGAGAAATCTCCGCAACGTCAATTCACTCGAAGTAAAGAATACGAACTTCGAGAATGCAAGAACAACTAACTATGTTCTTACTGGAACGGATACGATTATTCTATCTCTAGACTGTCTCTTATACACATCTCCGAG